CAGCCGCTCCCGACAGTCCGCGCCGCGCACATGCGTCGTCGATACGTGACGATGGTGCAGCTCGTGAAGGAGCACATGCTCGCGGAGTACGGCGATTTTTTCGCCCGCGTCCCCCAGCTCGTAGGCGACGCCCGGGCAAAGGCGAGCGCCAAGTGATTATCCCGACGCACGTCGACTGGTCCGTGCATCGCATCGCGACGAGCGAGCTCTACCGCGTCTCGCCCCATGAGGTCCGCGAGTGCTGGACGTGGCGCGAGGTGCTCGAGGCGAACGCGGTGCTCGATGCCTTCGACGAGGCGAGGGGGTGAGCCGTGGCACTGCGCGAAGTGCTGGCCTCGCTCGACGTTGTCGTCCGCGGCGTCGAGCGCGTCCAGCGGGCTAACGCCGAGCTCGACAAGACGAAGAAGAGCGCGGGCCCGCTCGAGAACGCGCTTGGCGGCATTCGCAACGCCTTCGCCGCGCTCGGCGCCGCGATCGTCGCGCGCAGGATCGTCGGCGTCGTCGGGGAAGTTATTGCGCTCGGCGATTCGTTGACCGACGCGTCGGTGCGCCTCGGGATCAGCACGCAGGCGCTGCAGGAATGGCACTTCGCTGCCGAGCGCTCGGGGATGACTGCGGAGCAGATCGACACGTCGATCGGTCGCCTGAACCGCACGGTCGGCCAAGCGGTGCGCGGCGGCGGCTCGGCGGCGCAGACCTTCCGCCGGCTCGGCATCCGCCTGCGCGACAGCAACGGTCAGGTGCGCAGCACCGGGGACATCTTCGGCGACACGATCACCGCGATGGCCGGCCTCGGCTCGGCGCAGGAGCGCGCGGCCGTCGCGCAGCAGCTCTTCGGGCGTGCGGGACAGCAGATGCTGCCGCTCATCGCCGAGGGCGCCGAGGGCGTGGCAGAGCTGCGGGCACGTTTCCACGAGCTCGGCGGCGGTCTCTCCGAGGACGTGATCGCGAACGCGGCCGAGGCCGACGACGCGATGAAGGACTTCGATCTCGCGCTCACGGGGATCAAGGGGACGCTCGTTGCGGGCTTCCTGCCGGCGATCACTCGTGCGATCAGCGGGATGGCGGAATGGATCGGGCATGCCATCGAAGTCGTTCGCCGTTCGTCGGCGGCCCAAGCTGCGCTCGCGCTGCTGACCGTCGCCGCCGGCGTCGCTGCGGTGGTGTGGGGGATTCTGAACATCGAGATTCTCGTCGTAGTCGCGGCGTTCGTTCTGCTCTTCCTGGCGGTCGAGGATGTCTGGACCGCGCTCAGCGGCGGCGATTCGATCTTCGGTCGTCTCGTCGAGTGGATCGCCGAGGCGATGGGCATGACGATGTCGTTTCAGAGCGTGCTCACCGCCGCCAAACTGCACTTGCAGGAGTGGGGCGTCGAGCTCCTCGAGACGTTCGCGAGCGTCAACGAAGCGATCGCCAGCGTCTTGCAGGCTGTCGGCGTGGAGCCGAACATGCGCGCGATCCGCGGGCAGCGCGAGACCGCGACACGAGCTCGGCAGGAATTCACGAACGACTCGGTCAACTTCCTGTCGGCTGAGTTTCAGCGTCAGGAGCAGCGCCGGGGCAGCGCGAAGGACGTTCCGGTGCGTCCGACGATCGGCGGGCTTCTGAACCAGGCGTTCCCGGCGCCGGTCGTGGAGCGGCGGCGAGGGCGTGGCCGCGGGCGTGAGGGCGCACAGCGGCCCAACGTCGCGCAGACGAACCACTTCAACATCAACGGCGGCAACCCGCAGGAAGTCCGTCGCGTGGTCGAAGGCGTGCTGCGCCAGACGTTCCGCACGGCTGCGGAAGCTCAGCCGACTCTCGCTGCGGAGGAAACGTGAGCATCGTTTCCATAGTCTTCGACGACGCCGGCGAGCTCGTGCCGCTCGTCCTCGACGCGGCGACCGACGAGATCCACCGCGCGAGCGCGACGGCCACCGAGAGCGAGGTCGAGCGCGGCGTGTCGATCGCGGATCACGTGCGCGCCGAGCGCCGTCAGCTGCAGTTGAACGTGGTGATCAGCGATACGCCGATTGCGCCAACGAGCGATCTGAGCGGCGAGGTGCGCGCCCGCGACGTCGAGGTGAAGGGAACGGCGACGGCGAAGCTGCAGATCTACGAGCCGGCGTCGACGCCTACGCGCGTGCAGGACAGCTGGAAGATCATCCGCGACGCGCAGCAACGTGCGCTCCTCGCGACGATCGCGACGAAGCTCGAGACGTACGTCGACCAGGTCCTGATCGACGCCTCGGTCACGCGGACCGCGCAGGATGGGACGTGGATCCGTGCCGAGCTGACGTTCGTGCAGATCCGCCAGGTCGCGACCGAAACGGTGTCCGATCCGACGCCCGCTCGAGCACGCGGTCGCCGGCAGCAGGACCGTGGATCGCAGTCGACACGCGAAGCCGAGCCGCAGCAGCAATCCCTCGCTGCCCAAGCGGTCGACTTCTTCGGGGGGTTCTTTTGATCCGCACGATCAACATCGCGCCTGGTGTGCCGAATAGCCGGCAGGCGGTCGTGCTGGATGGTCGCGAGTACGTGCTCGATCTGCGCTGGTCGCAGCGCGAAGAGCGCTGGTATCTCGACATGCGCGACGCGAACGGCGTTCTGCTCGCGGGCGCGGTCAAGCTCGTGTCCAACTGGCCGATCCTCTACCGGCTTCGCGTTCCGGGGAGTGCGTTGCCGCCGGGCGAGCTCGTTGTGACGGACGCGCGCGAGGTGCCGGCGGATCCGGGCCTCGACGAGCTCGGGGACGCGGTCCAGCTCGTCTACATCGACGCTGAGGACATGGAGGCGTTGCAGGCATGACGCTCTTCCATCGCACGTGGCGCGTCACCGTCGGCGAGCTTCGCGTCTCGAAGCCGATGCGCGTCGCCTTCGAGATCGAGCGCACGCTGCGACCGCAGCCGAACAAAGCGACGGTGCGGCTCTGGAATCTCACGCGCGATCACCAGGCGCAGATCGAGGGTGCGCGCACCGGACAGGTGGTGATCGAGGCGGGCTACGAGCAGGATGCCGGCCTCCGCCAGCTCTTTCGGGGCACGCTCTTCCGTGCCCGTGGCAATCAGTCGCCGACGATCAAGTCGGAGCGCGACGGCACCGACGTGGTGACGTACGTCGAAGCGCGCGATGGGGGGCGTGCGTACCAGCGCGCTCGGATCTCGCAAAGCTTCGAACCTGGTGTCGCGGTGACGACGGTCATCAAAGCGTGTGCGGATGCACTCGGGATCGGCGCCGGCAACCTGAACGAGCTCGCGCCGCACGCGCGCTTCATCACCGGCGACACGACCTATCCCGAGGGGACCGTCCTCAGCGGCCAGGCGTCGCGCGAGCTCACGCGGCTGCTGCACGCGCTCGGGTTGCGGTGGAGCGTGCAGCACGAGCAGCTGCAGATCCTCCGTCGCGGGCAGCCGCTGCAGACGACCGCCGTGCGACTCTCGTCGTCCACCGGGCTTGTCGGTAGCCCCGAGGCCGGATCGCGCGGACGTGCCACCGTGCGCGCGCTCCTGACGCCGGAGCTGTGGCCGGGCCGGATCGTCGAGCTGCGAAGCGAACGGCTGGAAGGACGGTTCTCGGTGCGCGCCGTGACATACACCGGCGATTCGCATGGTGACGACTGGCTCGCCGAGTGCCAGCTCGCGCAGGAAACGGTGGCGACGGCGCCATGATCGACGAGCTCGACACCGACGATTTCTCGCTCGAGACCACCCTCGACCTCTGTCGGGATCGGTGGGCGGAAGAGATGCACACGGCGCTGCCGGGGAAGATCGAGAGTTACGACGCGTCGAAGCAAATGGCGGACGTGACGCCCCTGATCCGCCGCGCTCTTCCGCGCGAGGATGGGACGCTTGCGAGCGAGCCGATGCCGACGATCCGCGCGGTACCGGTGATCTGGCCGCGGACGGGCGATTTCTTCGTGCATCTGCCCCTCGCGGCCGGCGACACGGTGCTCCTCGTGTGCTGCGAGCGCGACTTCGCGCGTTGGATGCAGACGGGCGAAGCGAGCGATCCGCTCGACGTGCGGCATCACCATCTGTCGCACGCGGTCGCGATCCCGGGCTTCTTTCCGCGATCGAATCCAGTCGGCTCGAGCAACACGCCGAGCGATGCGCTGGTTATCGGGAAGGACGGTGGAGCAACGATTCGGGTCAAGAACGCGGAGATCAAGATCGGTACGAACGCATCGCAGTTCGCCGCGCTCGCGAACCTCGTCAAAGCGCGCCTCGATACGATCCAGGCCGCATACGACGCGCACAAGCACACGGGTGTCACGACAGGGGGCGGCACGTCCGGGACCCCAGACACCGTGATCGGCGCGTTGGCGGATGTAGCCGCGACGGTGACGAAGGTCGAATGATGGCAACCGTCGACTTCGGACTCGATCCACTCACCGGCGATCTCGCGATCGTCGGCACCGAGCTCGTGATCGTCGAAGGCGGCGATGCGGTCGCGCAGGAAGTCCAAGTGCGCCTGCGGTGGTGGCTCGGCGGGTGGTTCCTCGATCAGTCGCAGGGAGTTCCGTATCTGCAGGAGATCCTCCGAAAGGGCGTCACGGAAGCGATCGTCCGCGAAGTACTCCGCGAGCAGATCGAGCTCGTGCCCGATGTGCGCTCGATCGATGTCCTGCAAGTCGAGATCGATCGCGCGACACGTGAAGCCGAGGTCACGCTCGAGCTCACGTCGATCGACGGCGAAACCCTCGCGCTCGACGCGATTCCGGTGGGGGGCTGATGCCGGGCTTGACCGACCAGGGCCTCACGATCCGGACGCAGCCCGAAATTCAAGCTGTGCTCGAGGCACAGCTCGCCGTCGCGCTCCCAGGCGTGAACCTACGAGCGGGGCCCATTCAGCAGCTCGTCGGCGTGCTGAGCGAGGAGATGGCGATCGCATGGGAAGCGCTGCAAGCGGTGTACGCCGCGGCGTATCCCGACAGCGCCTCGGGCCAAAGCCTCGATCAGGTAGCGGCGTTCACGGGCACGATCAGGCGCCAGGGCACGCGCTCGAGCGTGGTGGCGACGGTCAACCTCAACGCCGGCGTGACGCTGCCCGCTGGCTCGATCGCGGCCGTGGCGGGGAAGCCCGATGCGCAGTTCCGCACGCTGGCCGCGGTGACGAATTCCGGCGGAGCGCCGGCGAACTTTCCAGTCGAGTGCGAGGCAGTGGAAGTGGGTCCGGTCGCCGCGCCCGCGGGGACGCTCACCGTGAAGGTGAGTGCGGTGACGGGATGGAACACGGTCACAAACGCGGCGGACGCCGACGTGGGCCTCGACGTTGCCAACGATGTCGAGCTCCGAGAGCAACGCGTGATCGACCTCGGCTCGCTCGGCAACGGCTACGCGGACGCGATCGCTGCGGCGGTCGCCGAGCTCGAGGACGTTCGCGAAGTGCGCGTCAACCAGAACGTCCAGCTCTCGACGGACGGGAACGGACTGCCGGGTAAGTCCTTCGAGGTTGTCGCATGGGACGGATCGCCGCCGGCCGCCGACGACGACGAGATCGCGCAAGCGATCTGGGACAACAAGCCCGCCGGTATTTTCTCGTTCGGCAACGCATCGGAGAGCGGAGTCGCGATCGACAAATCGGGCCGCGAGCAAACGATCGCGTTCAGCCGAGCGACGCAGCTCTCCTGCTATGTGAGCGTTCAGGTCGTGTTGGCCCCCGGAGTCAACGCTGTCCCGACAGCGCAAGCGAAGACGGCGATCCTCGAGCGCTTCGAGGACTATCGCGTCGGCGACACGGTCTACGCATCGCAGCTGATCTGCGCGCTCCTCGAAGTCCCCGGGATCCTCGCTGTCCCGACGTGCCTCGTCGACGACGTCTCGACGCCGGTCACCACGTTCGTCACGCCGACGGTGCGCCAGATCGTAGCGATCGCCAACTCGGCCACCGACATCACCCTCACGGAGGCGCCGTAAGCCATGGGTCTCACGTCCATCGTTACCAAGACGGATGGATCGATCGGCCGACCGAAGGTCGATGCGGCCGGATCGGCTGCGCCCGATCTGAATACGCAGGCACCGGCCGCGGAATACGAGCGCCTGAAGGACGCGATCGTCGATGCGCAAACGGCGATCGGTCTCGCCGATGGAACGACCGGCACGTCGATCGAGCAACGATTGCTGCGCGGTGTTCCGCTCGCGACGCCGTCGATCAAGACAGCCAACTACACAGTGGCGCTCACCGATCTCGTGGTGCGAGTCAACTCGAGCGGTGGCGCGTTCAATCTCACCCTGCCGAGCGCGCCGCCGGCCGGTTGGCACTTCCGGGTGAAGGACGTCAACGGCAGTTGCGGCACGAACGCCGTCACGATCGTGCGCGCGGGTTCCGAGAAGATCGAGAACGTCGCCGCCAACTACCTGCTCACGGCGAACTTTGGCTCGTGGCATTTCTGGTTTGATGGCACCGATTACTGGCGGCTG